CATCTATATCCAGGTAAGACTGCGACGACCAGTTACGGGGGCCGACCAGACCATCGCCGTTAACGAGAAGTGTGCCGAGACTAGCCATCTACTTTGCCCCAACAGCAGAGAGCGTGAGGTTCTTTGGCCATAGCCTCAGGAATGTTTTGAGGCCAGTCACGACAGGTGTAGGCGTCGGGTTTGTCGGGATAGTTGAGACGGAACCATTCGGCCACAGGAGCGTCCCGCCATTCATCAGAGTCCATCGAATTCCATACATTGCATCTAGGGGTTCCTCCCCTGTCGACGAATAGAAACTGGCAGACTTCTCCAAAGACGATGCAGCAATGACCATCTTGGTCGTCTCCTCTGCCATTACAGATCACCATAACTTCAGTCTATGGCTGATTCGTAGAGGACAAGGTCTTCAGCATAGAAGTCGAGTATGGCGGGGATAAGGTCTGGGACTGTCTTGCGATGGGTCCGTTGATGGTGGTAGCCGAGACTCCGATTGAACTTCTCTTTGATGTAGGCGTTGGCTGAATCCAAACGGACTAGCTCAACGTCGAACCCTTCCAGGTAGTCCACTTGGGGGATGGTGTGCATGTCATGTATGAATTTGCCGGCTCTGGCCTGTTCAAACATTTCGGAGAGTTCGACTCCATTCCAGATAGTGAATTCGTAGGCACCGGCGAACCAGCGACTTACTGGGTCTCGGACGACAGCGAAGCCGGGGATGGGACAGGGCTGGTTTCGGTATTCGTCGGTAGCTCGCCAGTCGAGGAAACATCGACGCAATGAGATAGTGGCACATTTGGGGATGGGGACGTACATGTTGTCCCCATCCGTTCGGATGCCACCGAGAACTTGAGGTCTACGAGATGTCGAGTACACCACCAGCAGCGGGAGCGGCTGTGATGTCACCCCCATTGGGGGTTACAGGTAGGCCAGTCCACGAATCCAACACAAACAGCAACGGTGCGATGGATGCGGTGGCGTTGAACTCAAAGTAGATCAACGATTCGACGCTGGCTCCTGTCACCGTGGCGAACACTTCGTCTGTATGGTCGAAGATCCCGTCACCTACAGAACCGACTGTTTTGGCTGTCAGGTTGGCTGACTCGTCAATGCGGGCAGCAGTGAGAATGTCGGCCTTGTCTGCGTCGGCCAGGTTCCTAGCGTCAGCACCTTCATCGTAGAGAATGATCCGAATGTCGTCGGTGTCCAAGTCGGTGTTGCCGTGGACTCCGTTACCCAGGAAGTTGTTTCCTGCGTCGTTGTAGTAGGCATCTGCCATCAGTTGCTCACCCCTTGTGCGGGCGGTTGGTTGGGATCAGCAGCACGAATCTCCTGTTCCAGTGTCATCACCTTCTGACGAAGGGGATCACGTTTGGCGTTGGCCTTGCGGAGAGCTTCCTGATCCTTCGTCCGATTGGTTTTCTTGGTCTTGATAGCAGCAGCCAGTTCCTTGTCTGCCGCCTCCAAGGCTGTCCTTGCTTTGTCTAGCTCAGACACTAACTGCCTCCTTCTTGGGCTTCCATGTCGTCATCTTACGGTTCTTCTTATCCACTTCCAGCCTAGAGCCGTTTTTGCCAATTCGCAGAGGAGGTGGAGCAGCGACCGTATCTGCCGCTACATCGTAGTTGGGGAGTCCTGCCTTCCGAAGCAATTTGAATACATCCCATGAAACGAGAACAGACCCGTCTGGTTCTAGCCAGAGGTGGATCGTTTTGAAATAGTGGAAGGTTTTGCAGGTGACACAGTCGTGGTTTATGGGAATCCAGGTGCAGGGAACCAAGTCGAGTGCCTGGAAGTTGGCCGTACCCTTTTTGGTCTGGTGGATCAGCCGGACTGACTTGGGAGGTTTAAACGTTTTCGACGGGGCGAAGGCTGGCATCGGGAGTAACCATAGTGGTTAAAGTCACATCGATGAAGCAACGAGCCTTATTTATCGGACGTTGGCAACCGTTCCATCCGGGTCATGAGTGGCTGGTACGTCAACAGTTGGACAATGGTGTCCCGGTGATGATCGCGGTACGACCTACTAACGAGTGGTGGACTACCGAAGAAGTGATTATTCGGATCAAAGAAGTGTTTGAGGGTGAGGATGTGATCGTGTTTGAGTTGCCCGATGACATCGGTTCGGTGAACTATGGCCGGGGAGTCGGCTATGAAATCGTTGAGCATGTCCCCCCCGAAGATGTGTCTGCTATCTCGGGGACTGAGATCCGTAACTCATAGCCTGCCGGTAGAGAACCAAATCTTCGGCATAGAAATCGAGGATGGCCGCGTGGAGAGTTTCGTCTACTGCTCGGTTGATCCGTTCTCCGATATGGGGAAGTTCCAATCCGAAGTTGTCGGCTACGTATCGGGCTGACGATTCCAGTCTGACCAGTTCGATGTTGTGGAGGGTTGACAGGATGTAGTCGGATTGGCGCATGGTGTGTTCATCGAAGACGAGGGGACCGCCTGCTTTGGCGTCGGCTACGAGATCGTCGAAGGGTCGGGTCATACGCCGGGAGTAGGTGTCGGTACCGGCGAACCAGCGGTCTATTGGATGCCGGACAGGAATGTAGGCGAGGAGGTCGCAGGCCTCGGCGCTGAAATTGATTCGGGTCCAGCCGACTCCGAAGACGGAGTTGTGTGACGACGATCCGTTTTTGGGAATGGGAACGTAGACGACTTCACCGTTGGTGAAACCTTGACCGAGATACCCAGGCACTATCCCTCTTCGGAGATGATTCCCTTGTCTACCAAGATTTTGATGAGGTCAGGTCGGCCCAAATCGTCAATGACTTCAGGTTCCATGTCCGAGACTTTCTTGGCGAAGACTCGCCAGGGGGTTATCCCTGAACCTTTACCTGAGAATGGGGGTTGTTCGGGAAGGTCCATCACCGGGACTTCTGGTCTAACGGGGATGATCTCCTGGGGGATCTTCATGATGTCATTGAATGGTTCGTCGTTGTCGATAGCGATGTTTATGCGAAGAGCATGAGTGGGGAACCCAGTTCGATCTAGTTCCCTTATCGCTGCCTTCAGATTCTCTTGCTGTTCAACTGTGTAGCTCATGAGTACAACAGTGTAGGGGAGCCGGTTAGGACTCCCCTACAACTTCCTTCCTAGAAGGTCGGATCTGCGTAAGCGCCTGCTGTTTCCAACATGACCGCGGCAGCGCCACGATTGGCGATGCCGGCACCGACGTAACCGTCGTAGAACGAATCCTGCAACGGGTAGTCGCCGCGACCGGGGTTGAGCCGAAGACCGCGAGCAGAGGCGTTCGCATGTTGACGCATACGAACAGGGTTAGAGGGACTGAACGCTCCACCTGTGGCATAGCCAAGCAGGTAGCCATCGGGGATGGTGAGGTCTTCGACAATCGAGAACCGACCGACGAAGCCCTGTACACCAGGACCGGGAGCGCCGACACCGCCGACGATGACACCAGAGTTGGCCAACTCGACACCCACGGACGCGGACTGCGCCGGGATGAAGTCAGCGAACCCTCGGATGGTCGCCATCAGGGCACGGGGAGCATGACACCACAGGTTGCCACCTGCGCCACCGGGGAGATCGTCGCCGTAACCGTGGTGGAGCAGATGCACCTCCAGGGCAGCGAGATCTGCCGTTACCGCAGTGGCACCGGCAGTGGTCAGGTAGTGGGTGTGGGTTGTGGTATGAGTGAAAGACTCGTATTCAGGCGGTTCCTCACCGTCTGCGTTGTAGAGCCTTCTCGTCAAAATGCCGTCTTTGTCTGTGGCGTTGGTCTCTGTGAACAGGGCTTCATAGAGAGTCTGCCGACGCCGACGACCCCACGCCTCCTGGGCGAGAATTGCAATGTTGTTGATTTCTTGGGTTGTGGCATCGTCCAGGAATTCCTGGGTGAAACCAAAACCGAGGTCGTAGTGGACCAAGGGATACCCACGGGCGAGCCGCTCGGTGCGGATCAACTGTGGCTGTCCGAACTCTGATGCCGTCTCCATCCGGGCACGCCGCATAACAGCGACTCGCTCAGTGGTGAGAACGGTGGGCTGCGCTAAACGGGCCTCCACAAGAGAGTGCATTCCGTTGAACACAGAGAGTCGAGCAGTGAAGTCGTCCCAAAGTACGGGGAGTGGTGTTCCATCAATGGTGGAACGTTCACCAACATCGGGGCGAGAGTGGTATCCGGTGGGAGCCGTAGTGGCACCCCACAACAGGGCCAGCTTGCGATAGAAAGTATCGATCATTCCATACCTCCTATGTTCCCGCGTTCATTTCGTTGCTCACGTTGAGAATGAGTCGAACGTCATTCTCGTCGGAAGCAGCCATGAACCCGATTAGCTGACCACCTACACCTGGAGCCGAATCGACAACGTCACCAGCGGCGGCTGCCCATACCTCATCACCAGCGGTGAGAGCAGGAGTACCGTCGAAGGTCCCCGTAAATTGAGCCTGTGTGAACACAGTCATCACGGAACCTGCAAGGGCAACGTTAAAGTTGGCTACGCCTGATTCGGATTTCCCTTCGGGCGTCCAGATGACACCTTTCGCTGCATCGGCACCCGAGGCGATAAGGAGGCCGGAGGCATCAATATCGACACAGATGAGGTCAGGAGCGGTGGCATCACCCCACACGCCGGTGAGGTTTGATCCAGCAACAACCCCTCTCCAAGAAGCGTAGACCTTGTCAGGTCGTGCCATTAGTTACTCCTAGAGTGGGTGGTAAATCAAGCCCTGTTTTTCATAGGACTCGATCAGTTGCTTTTCCTTAGCTGCCTCGTCATCGTCGTCATCGGTTGACTTGCCTTTGGATCCACCATCGCCAGATCCGAAACCGGACTTGGCGAATAGCTCAGGCATGTCTCCCTGTAGCTCTTTGAGAGCATCGGCTACAGCCCCCGACCAGTCTTCCTCATCAAGGATGTCTTCGTCGAGGTCGTCACGAACCAAAGCAGTAACCCGCTGCACTTTCCTGGGATCGGCCAGACCGGCAGCCACAACAGCCATCGAAATCTCAAGCTGGAGTTTCTGCTCGGCCAGATCGCTCTTTCCGGCTTCATACTCCTTTTTGGACCTTTCGGCTTCCTGAAGGGCTTTGGTCTGTTCGTCGGTGGCAGCATCTTGGGCTGCCTTCTGGGACTCTACGAACTCTTGGAGGCCGGCCATATTCTCAAAGCCGAGAGTGGAAGCAAGTTCCCTCTTGGCTTTGCGTTGGGCTTTGTCGGCTGCTCTCGCAGTCATGGCTTCCAGTTCTTTGGTTGTGATGGTCCGTGACTCGTCCTCGGAAGTCGACTCTTCGGTCGTTTCCTCGGCAGCAGTCTCCTCGGACTCACCTTCACCTTCTGATCCCCAGAGAAGGAACAGTTTGCGGATCATTCTGTCATCTCCTTGACAGGTACTCGGCTACCGGCCCAGCTTCGGCACATAGGAATCCCCCCATGCTGGGGGTGCAGCGATAGAACACTTGTTTGCACGGTCGTACAGAGTAGACGATTCTGGAAGATTCTGGCAAGGACTCAAATCATGATGATGTAGAGGTGGTCGACGAACTCTCTGAACTGGCCCCTGACTGAGCCTCGTCGTCAGCACCGGGATCGTCATCAAACCCGACTGTCTCAGCTTCCCTGATTTCCTCTTCGGTCAGCCCGACATGACGCCAGGCTGTTTCTGGTGGCAGCCCCAAGTCGTCGATCATCATTTTGGCTTCTTCTAGCAGCAGAGTGAGGAAGTGGGCCATCGGGTGGGTCCAGACGGTTTCTCCTAACAGTGGGATCTCAGCAGTGAACGATTGGGTCATACCGATGAGCCTGCCGACTCGCATCCAGCGGAGACCCCAGAGAGCCTGCAATTTTTGGATCTTCTTGAGGAGACCGGTTTCGGCTACTCGGAGAGCTTCTCCTGATGGGGCGTCACCACGGCCACCTTGTTTTGAGGACAGGTAGAAGTAGTGGGACGGTGTCCGGGAGATAGCCGCCATGTGCTGGAGGTAGGTTTCTGAGGTGGCGATGAACCCGTCTGGCATGGTGGCTTCGATAGAACCGACTTCGGTTTGGACGGCATCGCCTTCAAAGTTGATTTCTGGTTGGACATGCCAAACCGTTCCTGGAGAAGCCACCCAGCCGCCGTCTGGTTCTTCGTTGGAGGTGACTAGGTAGATGATCGGCTGGGCTGAATACTCGTTGGAGACCATCATGTCTCGGAGGGTCTTGTTGAGGGCGTCCTGGAGCGGAATCACGTTCTGGAGTTCGGACTGGTGGTTCCGGTTCCAGAATTCGACCATGGGCACTTCATTGAATGGGTTGGGTAGTGGCCAGGTGGGGTCGCCTGATTCAGCGGTTTCTACCGGGATCCAACCGGTGTCTCGGGGCTGGACATCTTCGGGGTCTTCCGAAGTGACCGATTCGATCCGGTACTTGTAGAGGAAGTCCCTGGTATAGAGGGTGAGCCGTTGGCCACCATCGGAAGTGACCCACCGTTTGATGGCGCG